TCACTTGGCCAGATGGTCCAGGATGATCTTGTCGGTGACGAGCATATCCGCAACGAAGTCTGAGGGATCGGGGCGTTCTGCGACCGGCTTTGCGCTTTTGCCCTCCGTGGGGCCAGCAGGCTCGGTCTTGCCGTCGGCGCCGGTCTGGCGCCGGATTTCTGCGTCCCGGCTCGTTTTCGCGTTTGAACTCATGAAAACACTATAGCGCAACAGCTGCGGTTTGACGAGGACCGCTCCGTCGAGCGCGTCGATTGGCTGACAGCTAGAGGACACACCCATGAAACTCCCCTTCCGTCTGCCCTGGGCGCAAGCCCGGGATCGCATGCCCATGTCCGAGGCAAAGGCGCTTCATCCGCGACCCGGAACGGCGCTCGCGCTGATCGCGGGCGAGGGCGAGGCGCGGTGGACGGGGCGCAATTATGCGGCTCTTGCCCGCGAAGGCTTCATGAAGAATCCGGTGGCGCATCGCTGCGTGCGGCTGGTTTCGGAAGCAGCCGCCAGCATCGGCTTTCTCGCCTATCAGCGGGAGACGGAGCGGCCGGCGCATCCGGCGCTTGCCCTGCTGTCACGGCCGAACGGGGCGATGACGGGGGCGGATTTCCTGGAAGCGCTTTATGGTCAGCTGCTGCTGTCGGGCAATGCCTATGTCGAGGCGGTGAGCGTGGGCATCGGTGGGACGGCGGCGCTGCATCTTTTGCGGCCGGACCGGGTGAGCGTGGTCTCGAGCGCCGATGGCTGGCCGGCGGCCTATGACTATCGCGCGGGGACGGCGGTGCGGCGGATACCGCTCGATGGGCTCTTGCATCTGAAGCTGTTTCACCCGCTCGACGACCATGAGGGTTTTGCGCCGCTCGCGGCAGCGCAAGTCGCACTTGATCTGCACAATGCGGCCGGGCGCTGGAACAAGGCGCTGCTCGACAATTCGGCGCGGCCTTCCGGCGCGCTGGTCTACCAGCCCAAGGAGGGCGGCAATCTCTCGGCTGACCAGTATCAGCGGCTGAAGGTGGAGCTCGACGAGGGCTATTCCGGCCCGATGCGCGCCGGGCGGCCGCTGTTGCTCGAGGGCGGGCTGGACTGGAAATCGATGGGGCTCTCGCCCAAGGACATGGATTTCGTCGAGGCGAAAAATGGTGCTGCCCGCGACATAGCCCTTGCCTTCGGTGTGCCGCCGATGCTGCTCGGCATTCCCGGTGACAACACCTATGCCAATTACCAGGAGGCGAACCGCGCCTTTTATCGGCTCACCGTGCTGCCGCTGGTGACGCGCACGGGGGCCTCGCTCTCGGTGTTTTTAGGCGAGCTGACCGGCGAGGGGCTGAGGCTGGTGCCGGATTTGGACACGGTGGCGGGGCTGGCGGCCGAGCGGGATGCGCTCTGGGCGCGGGTCGGGGCGGCGGGGTTTCTGACGGACGAGGAGAAGCGGGAGGCTGTGGGGTATTGAAGGTTTCGCGGTGCCAATGGAACGGATCCCCTCACTGGCGAAATCTGAAGCTTAGGCGGCTTGCGCTCGCCTAAGCCTTCGATTTCGCTTTCTCCCCCACAGAGGGGGGAGAAGGAGCGCGGGGCTGGCGGCAAAGGCCCCGCTCCCCTTGTGGGAGAGGTTACAAAATCGAGGGTTTAGCCCGATCAGGGCTAAACCTCAGATTTTGTTGGTGAGGGGGTCGGTTCAGTTGGCAGTCACCGATCAGGATTATGTCCTTGCCCTTCGAGGCCCGACTGTGGCGAGCGCCTCAGGGTGAGGAGACTTGGTAGGCTGCTTACGCCTCAACCCTGTCGCTCGGCCGCCGGCGCCGGCTGCAGCAGCGCGGGCGAAAGCGACAGGCGGCGGGTTGCGGCTTTGACGAGGCCAGCGATCGCCTGGCGGCGGAAGGCGTGCATCCGGTGGCCGAGATCGCCCAGCGCAGCGTCTAGCCTGATATCGCAGGATTGCACGCCCGGGCGGCCATAGATCAGGTGGGCAAGCCCGATGGCAAGCGTGGCCATCAGGCCTGTGGCGATCAAAACGTCGGAGAGGAAATGCGCGCCGAAGGCGATGCGGTTAACTGCGGTGAGCGCGGCGAAGACGCTGAGCAGCACGAAGACCGAGCGCCGCCAGACCACCGGCACGAAGAAGGCGAGCGGGATGAGACAGACGACGACGGCGGCTTCGCCCGAGACGAAGGAACGGTCGTCGAAGAAATTGCCACCAAGGCCCCAGGCATGCACGAAGGGATCGGTGCCGCCGAAGTCGATGACGCTGCGGGGACGGGGACGGTCGAAAATCGGCTTCAGGATGCCGTTCACCATGAGCGCCGGGCCGAGGAGGAAGAGGCTGGCGAAATAGAGGGTGAAGCGCGGCGGAAAGAGCGATGGGCGCGAGGGATAGATGAGTTTCAGCACCAGGCCGATGACGAGCACGATGGTGAGCGCCAGCGGAAAATACTGGCCGAAGGCGCGGAAGGTTCTGAGCGCCTCGATCTGGCCGGCGGGAAAACCGACGCCCTCGACATAGAAGAGCCGGCTGATGCCGAGATCGACGCCGGGAAAGGCGACGAAGAAGGCCGAGAGGGAGAGCGTGACGAGCAGCGAAAGAAGCAGCGGCTTCTCGGCGACCGTGCCGCGCGGCGTGCGCGCAGCGTCGATGACATAGACCATGATGTGACCCCAATACATATTACCCCGGCGCTTACATGAGCAGCGCTTGATGAAACGCGTGTGACGGCAGGGATGGAGTTGCGGTGTTTGGCCCCCTGTGATGGCGAGCGAGATGGCGAGCGTGTTTTAGCGTTGCTGGCTGTCGCTCTCGGGAGGGCCTCTTCGCATCAGCGCCGCACCGATGAACAGCCAAAGAAACAGAAGCAAGGGGCCGGCGACGGTGAGCGCGGCCAGGACGATGGCACGGTTGGTGAGCCCGGCGGCAGAGGCCGCCTGCAGGATCAAGACGCAGCCCGGCGCCATCAGGAACACCGCGCTGACGACGCCGGCGGTGTAGCGCTTTAGAGCGAGGCTCGCGACGAGATGCGGGATGACCGCATTGGCGAGCATGACTAACGCTGCCCCGGCCAACAGTGGATCGGCGGCAGGAATGTCGGCCATTTTCATCGGGATGAGCGCCAGCCCCGCAAGTGTGACGATCACCAGCCCGACGCGCAATCGGGTGAGCGGCAGGCGTATCCCACGATCGGTGAAGACATCGGCGAGGCGGTCGGCAAAGAGATATTCCTCACCATTGTGGATGATGAGCAGGCCGAGAAACAGCCAGTACCACTGCAAGTCCATATGTGCCTTCGCCGCCCCCTTGGGATGGCGGGACTCTAGCATCGATTGGCTTTGGCCAGAAGATGGTCTGGATGCGGCGCGACTTGATGCAGACCATCAGCATCTTCGCGCGGTGCATCAAGCAGCGGATTCACTGTCTGAGCTGTGGCTGCCAAGAGATTCAGAATATTCGAAGAAACGGCCGCAGCCATCCCGGCGACGGGACGCTTTTGTGCGGCTTCGAGGGAAGAAGGATTGCGCCGGCCGCAGCCTTTTGGGCGGGATCGTATCGGCCGGCGCAGAGATTAAGCCTATCAGCGGAAGATGAACAAATGACTGACTTCAGCCATGACGGCGGCGTTTTGTCCGCGCGTCTGATCGGCGCTGTCGCAGGGTCTGCGATCTCGCTGGTCTACCTGCTTCCGAGCCATCGCCGCGAGGCAGCGGTGCGCTTCCTGACCGGGGTCGCCTGCGGGCTGATCTTTGGCGGGCCGGCGGGGCTCTGGGGTGCAACACGGCTCGGCATCGAGGCCGAACTCTCCTCTGCCGAAATCATGCTGGCCGGCGCCACGCTTGCCTCGTTTACCGCCTGGTGGGGGCTCGGCGTGCTGGTGCGGCTGACGGGGCGGGTTGGCGAGAAGGTGGGGTGAGGTCGACCGTCGGACCCGCCCCGATCCTCTGGCGGGGCCCCTCATCCGGCTGCCGCGACCTTCTCCCCGTTCACGGGGAGAAGGTCGCGGCAGGGGGATGAGGGGGCGGTTCTTGGCTGGCGCGGCCAAACGCGGCGCCGGCCCACCCCCCTCTGTCGGCTACGCCGACATCTCCCCCACAAGGGGGGAGAGTGGGGCGCCACCAACACACCATCATCACGAGGAGACGCACATGCAGCGCAAGGAGGGGCCGGGCGCCCCGAGCTTCAGATATGCCGGGCTGACGCTGAAGGGCGTTTCCGGCGACGGGACATTTTCCGGTTATGCCAGCCTGTTCGGCGAAGTCGATCTCGGCCGTGACGCGATCGAGCGCGGGGCTTTTGCCGCCTCGATCTACAAGCGGGGGGCAGGCGGCGTGCGCATGCTGTTCCAGCACGATCCGGCCGAGGTGATCGGCCGCTGGACGGTTTTGCGCGAGGACGAACGCGGGCTCTATGTCGAGGGCAAGCTTGCAACCGATGTGGAGCGCGCCCGCGAGGTGCTGGCGCTGATGAAGGCCGGTGCTCTCGACGGGCTGTCGATCGGCTTTCGCGCGGTGAAGACGCGGGCCGACCGCAAGGCCGGGGTGCGACGCATCCTTGAGGCGGATCTCTGGGAGATCTCGGTGGTGACCTTTCCGATGCTGCCGACGGCGCGGGTCTCCAATGTCAAACATCGGCGGTTCTACCGCGACAGGGAAACCGAGCTCGTCCGGCTGATGCGCCGGGCGGCCCGGAAAATGGCGAGCCATCATTTCACGAAAGGATGACCAGATGGAACAGGCGATGGGTGAGGGCAGGATGACGGACAACAGGGCGGGACAGGCGGATGCGGGTCGGCAGGTGGCGCGCGCGGCACTCGAGGTGAAGGCGGCACCCGACACGGTGACGGCGGCATTCGAGGAGCTGATGAGCGCTTTCGAGGCCTTCAAGGAGGGCAATGACCAGCGGCTGGCGGAAATCGAGGACAAGCTGACGAGCGACGTCGTCACGAGAGACAAGGTCGAACGCATCAACAAGGCGATCGACGACCAGGGGCGGTTGCTTGACGAGCTGGTGCTGAAGAAGCTCCGGCCACAGCTTTCACGGCCGGGACGCGATGAGCAGGCCTCATCCGAACACAAGGCGGCCTTCGAGGCCTATGTGCGGCGCGGCGACGACCAGGCCTTGCGCGATCTCGACCAGAAGGCGCTGTCGGCGGCTGTCTCCGGCGATGGCGGCTATCTGGTGCCGCCGCAGATGGATGGCGAGATTGGCCGGAGACTGACCGCGATTTCGCCGATCCGCGGGCTGGCAACGGTGCGGCAGGTCTCAGGCTCGGTGCTGAAGAAGCCGTTTGCAGCGGCGGGTTTTGCTTCCGGCTGGGTGGCCGAGACGGCGGCGCGGCCGCAGACCGGCACGCCGGAACTCTCCGAACTCGCCTTCCCGACCATGGAGCTCTATGCCATGCCGGCGGCGACGCAAGGCCTGCTCGACGATGCAGCTGTCGACATCGAGGCCTGGATTGCGGCGGAAGTCGACATTGCCTTTGCCGAGCAGGAGGGCGAAGCCTTCGTCTCCGGCGACGGCGTGAACCGGCCGAAGGGGTTTCTGAGCTATCCGCAGGTGGCCGACAGCGCCTGGGAATGGGGCAAGATCGGCACGATCGCGACGGGTGCCGCAGGGGCCTTTGCGGCGAGCGGGGCGTCGGACGTGTTGATGGAGGCGATCTACGCGCTGAAGGCGGGGCATCGACAGAACGGCACCTTTGTCATGAGCCGGCGCAGCCAGGGCGAGGTGCGCAAGCTGAAGGATGCGGACGGGCATTATCTCTGGGCGCCGCCGGCCAAGGCGGGCGATCCGGCCTCGCTGATCGGCTTCCCGGTCGCCGAGGCGGAGGACATGCCGGAGATTGCGGCGAATGCCACCGCGATCGCCTTTGGTGATTTCCGGGCGGGCTATCTTGTAGTGGACCGGGTGGGCGTGCGGATCTTGCGCGATCCCTATTCGGCGAAACCTTACGTGCTGTTCTACACGACGAAGCGTGTGGGCGGCGGCGTGCAGGATTTTGAGGCGATCAAGCTGGTGAAGTTCGGGGTGTGATGGCTTTGCTACCCTCCCTAGTCAGGGAGGGTAGCAACCATGGAAACGCGACCAAGCCTGCTTTGCAGTCACTGGTCTCGATTTCTTCGCCAGTAGTCTTCGTCGAGGTCTTTCCACACGTAAAAGCCGTTCCAGACGCCGAGCCATGTACTCAGCGCGCCGAGAGAGTCGGCATTGATGATCTCAGACGTCGAGTTGTCCGCATCGGGATGAAATACCTTTTTTATGATGACGCCTATGAAGGCTAACCCCCACCAGCCGATGAAGACGATCGCAGCGACATGCCAGACATAGACGATGGCGCCTATGCCCATCAGAACACATGCCCTGTAGATGTTAAGCTTCGTCATGAGGCGCTTTCTGAATTCATATCGCCGAATATGGATGGAAGGTCTGCTTCGTGCAACGGGACGAGCGCAGCCTGAGAGGTTGGCAGGGAGGCCGGATATCTGCCTTCGGCTGCGTTGATGAGCCGTAGCGCCCAACCAAATGAGCATTCTCCAAATTCGAGGATACCCCATGACCATCATCGACCTTAATCCGCCCATGGCGGAGCCGCTGACGCTTGCCGAGGTCAGGGCGCATTTGCGGCTCGACACGCAGGACGAGGACGCGCTTCTTGTCTCGCTGATCACGGTCGCGCGCGAGCATCTGGAGCGCGAGACCGGGCTTGTGCTGGCGAGCCGCGATTTCAGGCTTTGTCTGGATGCCTGGCCGGACGATGGGATCATGACGATTGCGCGCGGGCCGGTGCGGGCTGTGACGGATGTGACGGTCTATGACGGGGAGGGTGTCGGTCAGGCCGTCGACCTTGACGGACACCTGCTCGATGGCGAGGCGCGGTCGGCGCGGTTGTGGCTGCGCGATGTGCCGGCACCGGGGCGGGTCTTGAACGGGATCGAGGTGGAGTTCGTGGCCGGTTTCGGCGAGAGCGGCGCGGAGGTGCCGGAAACGCTGAAGCGGGCGATGCTCTTGCATATCGCGGCGATGTTTGCCTGCCGCGGCGTGGTGGCTGCCGAGGCCCAGCCGGCGGTGGTGCCGCCGGGGTATGATCGGCTGATCGCCCCCTTCTGTCGACGGGGGCTTTGATCATGGCGCGTCTCGACATTGATCCTGGCCGGCTGACGGCGCGGCTGGTGCTGGAAGAGCCCGAGGCCACAGACGACGGGCAGGGCGGGGCGGATTTGACCTTTGCCGAGATCGCGCGGGTCTGGGCGCTGGTCGAGCCGAAGACATTTGGCGAAGAGATGAAGGGTCCGGGGCTGGTGTCGGAGGTGACGCATCACGTGACCTTGCGTGCGCGTGGTGATCTGAAGCCGGGGCAGCGATTGCGCAAGGGCGCGCGGAGTTTTGGGATTTTGGCGGTCCGCGATCTGGACGAGACCGGGCGGTTTGCGCTGGCGCTTTGTCGCGAGGTGACGGGATGAAGCGCGGAGGCGGAGGCGGCGCGCGGACGGGCGTGGCGCTGGAGGAGACGGGCATGATGCTCGGCGATCTCTTGCGGCGGGCGCTGGTCGACCGGTTGGCGCGGGTTGCGCGAGGAGATTCCGGTGCGGGACCTAAGGGGCGACGGGCGGACGATGACGATGGCGATGCTGGCGGCGATGCCGGCCGGGCCGGTCGGTTTCGCCCAGATCGGGAAGGAGAGGAGCAATGACAAATGCGGTCAATGCCTTGGCCCTGGCGCTTCAACAGGCGGTGAAGGCGGATGCGGCACTGGTTGCAAGGCTCGGCGCCGACGGGATGATCGACCGGACAGTTCGGCCGCAGCGCTTTCCCGCACTGGTGCTGGGAACGGTCGAGACACGGGATTTTTCGACCGGCGAGGCGGAGGGCGTGGAAATCCTGCTGGTGCTGGAGGCCTGGAGTGCCAGATCGCGGCGCGAGGCGGAAGAGCTGCTGGCGGAATTGCGCCGGATGGCCGGAGGGCTGGGGCCGGCCCTGGGCGGGTATCGGCTGGTCAACTGGACCCATCGGCGGACGGTGAGCCGGCGCGAGGTGAAGGTCGGGCTGTTCGTGGCGGAGGCGAGTTTTCGGGCTGTGGTGGAGTGAGATGGCGGTGGGCCATCTCCGCCCTTGCGGGGGAGCTCGGCAAGATATCTGCCTGCGGAACCGGTCCCCTCACCAACAAAATCTGAAGGTTAGGCGGCTTGCGCGCGCCTAACGCTTCGATTTTGTAACCTCTCCCACAGGGGGAGAGGAAGCCGCCTCGCGACCACTCCGCCGCGCAATTACCGCCAATGCCAGGATCGCTGCGAAACCCGTGGCGGCGAAGGCGGTGGCGAGGAAGAGGCCGGCATCGATGCCGGCGCGGTCGATGACAGCCGTCATCAGGACCGGGGCGGTGGCATTGGCGAGGTTTTGCGGCAGGGCGAGGCGGGCCGACTGGCGGGCAAAGCGGCTGGCGGAGAAGAAGGAGAGCGGCAGGGTGGCGCGGGCGAGCGTCGCGACACCTGAGCCGAAGCCGTAGAGGGCGGTGAAGACAAGCAGGCTCGACGGCGTGCCGGAGGAAAAGATCAAAAGCAGGGTGGAGCCGGTCAGCATGGCCGTTCCGGCAAGGCCTGTGGTGATGGGCGAGGAGTGTTTTCCGAGCACCAGATCAAAGGCGCGCGCGGCGATCCCGAAGACGGCCCGCAGCGAGCCGAGCTGCAGCGCCAGCGCCGGCGTGGCACCCGAGAGTTCGAGGATATGCAGGAGCTGCGGCGACAGCCCGAAGGTCATCAGGCTGGCAAGCGAGGTCGAAAGCGCGATCAGCAGGAAGGCGACGACGGCCATGCGGGGGGACAGGTCGAGCGGCTCGATCGCGTCGGCGGCGCGGTCTTCGTCAGAGCGGGTGATCGCGATGCGGCCGAGCGCCAGATGCAGGGGCAGGGCGATGAGGAGCTGGACTGCGGCGGCAACCAGCAGCGCACCACGCCAGCCGAAGGCCTCGCCGGCGAGCGTCAGAAGCGGCCAGCAGACGGCCGAGGAAAGCCCGGTGAAGATCATGAGTATGCCGATGGCGCGGCGGGCTTCGCGCCCCTCGCGCTCGACGACGGCGGCGAAGGCCGGGACCGTCAGCGCAAAGGAGCCACCGGCGCCGAGGATCAGCCAGCCGAGCGCATAAGGGACAAGGCCAGTGGACAGGGCGAGGACGGCAAGGCCCGATGCCATCAGCACGGAGCCCATGGCGAGAATGTTCGCGGCCCCGTGGCGGGCGATCATCCGGCCGGTCCAGGGGCCGAGAAAGGCCATGCTCAGCATCATTACGGTGAGGCCGGCAAAGGCCATCTCGTTGGAGAGCCCGAGATCGGCGGCCATGGCACGGCCGAACACCGCCGGCATCTCATAGGTCGTGCCCCAGCCGAGGATCTGCGAAACCGCCAGCGCGGCGACGAGGGTGATGCGGGGCAGGTTCATGAGGGGACTCAGGGGGGAGAGTTTGCAAACGGCGGGAGTGCATCTTTTAGGCCGGTTGTGAAGCGGGGGATAGGGCGAAATCTTGTGTTGGGGGGCTGTTAGCCTCGGGCCATCTCCCCCCTTGCGGGGGAGAAAGCGAAATCGAGGAATTGGCCCGATCAGGGCCAAACCTCAGATTTCGCAAGTGGGGGGCAAGGTGAAATTTCTGCCCACGCAACTGAGCCCCTCTCTTGGAAAATCTGAAGTTTAGGCGGCTTACGCTCGCCTAAGCCTTCTCATCGCCTTCGTGCGGCGTCGCGCTCAGGCCTCCGTTCGCTGAAATCGATTCACTGGATCGATTTCTGGCCTTCGGCCACCGCTCCGAAGTCTCCTCCGCAATGGGGGAGATAGAGCCCGCAGGCGCCTCGCCCGACGATAGATCAATCACATCATCAAGGAGAGACGCCATGGGCGCGCAGAAGGGCAAGGATCTCTTGCTGAAGATCGAGGATGGGGCGGGGTTTGTGACGGTGGCGGGCCTGAGGGCCAGGCGGCTGGCATTCAACGCGCAATCGGTGGATGTCACCGACAGCGAGAGCGCCGGGCGCTGGCGGGAATTGCTGGAAGGGGCGGGCGTGCGCCGGGCCGGGCTGACGGGATCGGGTCTGTTCAAGGACCAGGCATCGGATGCGCTGGTGCGGGCGGCCTTTTTTGCCGGGTCGATCCTGACCTTCCAGGTGGTGATCCCGGATTTCGGCACGGTGACGGCGCCGTTTCAGGTGACGGCGCTGGATTATGCCGGCAATCACGACGGCGAAATGACCTTCGAGATCGCGCTGGAATCGGCCGGTGCCGTATCCTTTGCGGCGCTGTGAGGGGGCCATGCGGGGTTATGAACGGGAGATGCGTGAGCCGGTGACGGTCGCCCGCGCCAACCGCCATCGCGGCGAGGTGGAGGCGGTCATCGACGGCGAGCGGCGCATTCTGTGCCTGACGCTGGGGGCACTGGCCGAGCTGGAAACGGCCTTTGGCGCCGAAAGCCTGGGTGATCTCGCCGCGCGGTTTTCGACCGGGCGGCTGAAAAGTGCTGACCTCATCCGCATTCTCGCCTGCGGTCTGCGCGGCGGTGGCAACCGGGTGTCAGACGCCGATGTCGCCGAAATGGCGGTCGAGGGCGGCGTGGCGGGGGCGGCGAGTGTCGTCGGCGAATTGCTGACGGTGACGTTTCAGACGGGTGGGGCGGCGGAGACGACGGCCTCCCCTTGAGGGCCGCAGGCGGCGGGACGAGCGGGCCAAAACCGTTTCCCTGGGAGATGGTGATGACGCTGGGTCTTGCCCGTCTGCGGCTGTTACCGGAGGTGTTCTGGCGGCTGAGCCTGCCGGAATTTGTTGCGATGGCCGGCGGATTTGATCGGCCGGGTGGGATCTCGCGCGGTGATGTGGAGATGATGATGCAGCGGTTTCCGGATTGAGGGGCTGCGGGATGCCCCTCATCCGCCCTTCGGGCACCTTCTCCCCGCAGGCGGGGAGAAGGGCGGGTGCGGCGGCCTTGTGCCGGTACGCTCTCGGTCGGATGCGCCTTATTTCTGATAATGAAACCGGCACTGAACGATTTCGATCTGCTGGACGCTGCCCTTGCCGGAGACGCGATAGACCAGCCGATGTTCGCCGAGGATGCGCCGCGACCAGAAACCGCTGAGATCGCCCTTCAGAGGCTCGGGTTTGCCGAGGCCCTTAAAAGGGGATCTCTTCATATCCCGGATCAGCTCGTTGATCTTTTCGACCATGGCCGGGTCGGAACCCTGCCAGTGTAGGTACTCCTCCCAGGCATTGCGGGTCCAGAGCAGGTTCATGTCAGAGGGTCGGATCGTTCTCGATCAGATCTCCATCACGAAGCTGGGCAAGGCTCTCACGCAGGCGTTCAGAATTGGCCGGCGTGGACAGAAGATGCAGCGTTTCCTGCATGCTCTCATATTCGCCCTCTGCCATCACGACCAGCGCCTCCGAGCCCTGACGGGTGACCAGCAGGGGCGCGCGCGACGCGATCACATTGTCGAAATGGGTGGCGATGTTTTGGCGGAACTCGGTCAGGCGGACATGGGCCATGATGGTTCTCCTCGATGAACTGTACGTAAATATGTACAGATTGGTTTGAGGTGTCAATCTCCGCAAGGGGCGGGCGGCGCGGTCGCGCCTTTTAACTCACTCATATCAACGAAAGGACATCCCCATGAACGACGACGACACATTGGCGTTGTCCGTCGATCTCGACGGCAGTGCGGCGCTGGCCGTGCTCGACGACCTGGAGGCGCGATCGGCGCGCTTCGGGCGGGCGCTGACCTCGGCGCTTTCAGGCGCCGTGACGGGTGGCAAGGGGCTGGAGGAGGTGTTGCGGACGGTGGGGTCAAGGCTCACCGAAATTGCGCTCTCGGCCGGCTTGAAGCCGCTGGAAAACCTCTTAGGGCAGGTGGCGGGCGGGCTTGGCGGCAGTCTGACGGCGGCGCTTGGATCTGCGCTCGGAACGGGCGTGACGGCCTATGCCGATGGCGGCGTGCCGGGGCGGGTGATGCCCTTTGCCGCCGGCGGCGTGGTCTCGGCGCCGACTTACTTTTCGATGGCCGGCGGCACCGGGCTGATGGGCGAGGCGGGGGCGGAGGCAATCCTGCCGCTGAAGCGCGGGGCCGATGGTGCACTCGGCGTGGCAGCCGGCGGCGCGGGTGGGGGCACGGTGATCCATTTTCAGGTGACGGCGACGGATGCTGCGAGTTTTGCCCGGAGCGAGGGCCAGATCACGGCCATGCTGGCGCGCTCGGTCGGGCGCGGCCGGCGGGGGATGTGAGGGTGGGGGCGAATAGCGAGTAGGGGGAAGCCTCTTCGAAGCCCGCGCGAACGAGCCTTGAAGCTCGCCGGCACCGCAATCTTCACAATGCAACTGAACGGAGGCGTGGATGGCCTTTCATGAACAGCGTTTTCCGCTGCGCCTGTCGCTGACCTCAAGCGGCGGGCCGGGGCGGCAGACGGATATCGTGTCGCTTTCCAACGGGCGGGAGGCGCGCAATCGGCGTTGGCGGTTTTCCAGGCGTCGTTATGATGTCGGTTCGGCCCTGCGCTCGGTGGCGGATCTCTACGCCGTCCTGGAATTCTTCGAGGCGCGCGGCGGGCAGCTGCATGGGTTCCGCTTTCGCGACCCGGTCGATTTTTCATCCGCCAGACCGGACGTAGCGGTGACACCGCTCGATCAGTGGATCGGCACGGGCGACGGGGAGACGGCGGCGTTTCAACTGGTGAAGGCCTATGGTGACGGGGCGGCGGTGGAACGGCGGCCGGTGGTGAAGCCCGTGGCGGGCAGTCTGCGGGTTGCCGTGGACGGGGTGGAGATCGTGGACGGGTTCGTGCTCGATGCGATGACAGGGATTGTCACTTTCGAGGCTGGCCATGTGCCGGATGATGGCGCCGAGATCCGGGCGGGCTTCGATTACGACGTGCCGGTGCGCTTCGACACGGATCGCATCGAGATCAATCTGGAGGCTTTCCGGGCCGGACGCATTCCCTCCATCCCGCTGATCGAGGTGATCCCATGAGAGAAATTCCGGTAGAACTTGCAGCGCATATTGCGACCGGCGAGACCACGCTTTGCCGTGCCTGGCGGGTGACGCGGGCCGACGGGGCGGTGCTCGGTTTTACCGAGCATGATCAGGCGCTGACCTTTGCCGGCATCACATTCGAGCCGGCGAGCGGTTTTGCCGCAAGCGAAGCGCGCGCGGCAAGCGGCCTTGCCGCACCGGCAGCCGAAATCGAGGGCGGGTTTTCGAGCGAGGCGATCACGGAGGCCGATCTTGCCGCCGGCCGCTATGACGGTGCCCGGGTCGAGCTTCTGCTGGTCAACTGGCAGGCACCGGAGGACCAGCATGTGCTGCTCTCGGTGCAGGAAATCGGCGAGGTGGTGCGGGCGGGACCCGGTTTCTCGGCGGAACTGCGCAGCGTGGCGCACCGGTTGCAGCAGCCGCAGGGCCGGATCTACAACCGCCGTTGCGACGCCGATCTCGGCGACATCAGGTGCGGCGTCGACATGAATGTCGCCGGGCGGACACGAGCGGGAGAGGTCGTCGCGGTGGTGGCGGCCGACCGGCTTCGGATATCCGGTCTGGTGGGCCTCGCCGAGGGATATTTCCGGCTGGGGCACCTGCGTTTTGACGACGGGCTACTTGCCGGACGGCGTATGGCCATCGAGGAAAGTGGAGCCGCAGTCGAGGGTGTCGTCGAGATCAGGCTGTGGTTGCCGCTGGAGGCCTCGCCCGGGATCGGCGATCCGGTGACGCTGTCGGTCGGCTGCGACAAGAGCTTCGCCACCTGTCGAGCAAAGTTTGCCAATCCGCTGAATTTCCAGGGCTTTCCGCACATGCCGGGCAGCGATTTTGCCTATTCCTATGTGAGCGGCGCAAGCACCCATGATGGTGGCGTGCTGTATGAATGATGGGGGGTAGTCGCCCCTCATCCGCCTGCCGGGACCTTCTCCCCGCAGGCGGGGAGAAGAGCGAATGCGGCCGGCGGCAGCTCTTCCTTCTTCCCCGTTTGCGGAGAGAAGGTGCCCGAAGGGCGGATGAGGGGCCGCCTGTTCTCGCCTGTTGAGCATTTCGATACGGGGGGCTTTCCTGCCTTGCCCCGGACCGTTCCATCCCTTTGCCTATCCCCCAAAAACAGAGATTGAAAGGTTTTTGCGATGAAGATCATTTGCCCCGATGGAAACGGTTATTCCTATTATGTCCAGGCCGTGGACGAGAGCCGCTATAGCCGGGTGAACGGCGTTGAGACCTTTCTGGTCAAGGCCGCGGATTATTGGAACGGCGCAGATGGCAGCGATGCGCTGAACTATCGCGAGCGCTGCGAGGCCCGGGTGACGACGGAGGATGCAATCGGCTCGACGCACACCTATGCGTTCCAGTTGAAGATCCCCGCTGCCTATCCCGAGTTCAGCCCCAAGCAGACACTGGGCCAGTGGCATAACGGCGCTTACGACAGCGTCTACAATCGCTACGAGAATGGCGAGTTCACCATCTGCCTCAACAACCACGACACCGACAGCTTCGTCGAATATCCGGTGACCGTGACCAAGGGCATCTGGAACACCTTCAGCTACACCTTCGTCTGGCACGCGACTGCTGGCTCTGTGACGGCCAAGGTGAACGGCAAGACGGTGGTGAAGGCGACCGGATTGGCACTGGTGCCGGCGTCGGCGAGTTCGGTTTATTTCAAATATGGCATCTATCGGAACATGGCGGCAGGGCTGGTCGGGCCGGACCAGCAGGTGAGTTATTACAAGGTCAGCCGGGGGTGAGGAGAGGGGCCGCCCCTCATCCCCCGCCGGGACCTTCTCCCCGCCTGCGGGGGAGAAGGAGGACCCAGCGCTATCCGCATCTGCGCTTGGAGGAACACAGGAGGCAGATGGGGGTGGCTGCTACCGCTCACGCTCACGCTGGAGGCAGAGGTCTCAGTCGTCGTCAGGATCAAGAGCGAGCCCAGGCTGTTTCATTCGACCATGGCGGATCGTGACGATCGTCAACGTTGCCGCTGTCACGGTGTAGTCCAAGAGATAGTCTCCCGTGACTCAGGTGCGGGCACCTCGGACCGGCAGATGCACGCCCTCGGGTCCGAGTTCCGGGAACTCGGCCAGAAGCTGGCGGGCTTGCGCCATTGTCGCGACGAAGCGGTTGGCGGCTGCCGGATTGTGATGCTTCAGATACTGCATTTCCCTGCGGAGCCAGCTTGCCGCCGATTTCGACAGGGTGACGCGCATCAGGCGACCTTGTCAGACGCGATGCGTTCGAGGTCTTTCAGGACCTGATCCATGTCCTCGACCTCGCCGGCCTTTACCTCATCGAGCCCCTTTCGGAAGGCGAGAATGTCAGCGCCTTCCTGCTGCAGATAGATCTTCAAGGCTCGGACGATCACCCAGCTGCGCGATCGCTCGGTCGCTTCGGCAATGGCTTCGATATCGGCAAGAACCTCTGCGGGAATGCGCAGCGTGATCGGATCGGGGAGAGGGGGCTTGGGCATCGAGAGCTCCTACGCTGTCATACAATGTACTACGAATTCTCGCGCCCGAACAGCCTGCGTGACCTGCATGCACGCACCCGCAGTCAAAGGGGGCGTCGCGGCGTCCCGCCACCCTTTCAGGAGCAGCCTCCCATGCCCGTCAACACACGTGTTCTCGGCCTCGCCGAGAGCTGGATCGGCACGCCCTATCGGCATCAGGGGGCCATCAAGGGGGTGGGCTGTGACTGTCTCGGGCTGATCCGGGGGATCTGGCGGGAGCTTTATGGCGCGGAGCCGGAGCGGGTTCCGGCTTATGCGCCGGATTGGGCGGAGCGGTCGGGGGAGGAGCGGTTGCTTCAAGCGGCGGCGCGGCATTTTCTGGCCGTTGCGTCGTTCAAAGAGAGCCGGCCTGGCGATCTCGTGCTGTTTCGCTTTCGGCCGCATCTGGCCGCCAAACATGCCGGCATTCTGGCGCGGGTGGCGGACAGCGATCCCGTAGGTGCGCCGAATGCCTTCATTCATGCCTATGAGCAATCGGCTGTGATCCGCTCGGCGCTGGTGCCGGGATGGAGACGCAAGATTGCCGGCATCTATCGGTTTCCGGAAAGGGGCTTCTGATGGCGACGATCCTGTTGCAGGCGGCAGGCGCCGCCCTTGGTTCGGTCTTCGGGCCTGTTGGCGCCATGTTGGGTCGGGCGGCGGGGGCGGCGGTCGGCAGCATGATCGACCGCAGCCTGATCGGCGGAACGACCGCGCTGACCGGCGTTCGGCTGTCGTCGGCGCGGCTGGCGGGTGCGAGCGAGGGCACCGCGATCCCGAGGCTCTACGGAACAGCGCGGCTGGGCGGCACCCTGATCTGGGCGACCCGCTTCGAGGAAGAGAAAGTGACGGAGCGCAGCGGCGGCAAGTCGACCGGCGGTACGCGGACCACGACTTATCAATACTACGCCAATCTGGCGCTTGGCCTCTGCGAAGGGCCGATCGCGGGCGTACGCCGCGTCTGGGCGGATGGGCGAGAACTGGACCTGACCGAGGTTGAGATGCGTGTCTATCGCGGCACGCGGAGCCAGTTCGTCGATCCGCTGTTGGCCGCCAAGCAGGGCGCAGACAAGGTGCCCGCCTATCGCGGGCTGGCCTATGTCGTCTTCGAACGTCTGCCGCTCGACGATTTCGGCAATCGCATTCCGCTGTTGCAATTCGAGGTGATCCGGCCGGTCGGGCAGCTGGAGCAACAAATCCGGGCGGTGGCGGTCATACCCGGTGCGACCGAACATGGTTATGCGGTGACACGGGTCTCGGACGCCCCGGCATCGGGCGAAAAGCGTTGGCTGAACCGCAACACGCTCATCGCCTCGGCCGACTGGCAGGCCTCGATCGACGAGTTGCAGGCGCTTTGTCCTGATCTCGAGGAAGTCGCGCTGGTCGTGGCGTGGTTCGGCACCGATCTACGCGCGGGGCAATGCCGGGTGCTGCCGGGCGTCGAGGTGTCGGTCCGGCGGCAGGAGAGCCGGGCCTGGCGTGTGGCCGGGCTCACCCGCGCCCAGGCGCATCTGGTGAGCCGTCACGACGGCGGGCCGGCCTATGGCGGATCGCCGGATGATCAGAGCGTGATCGAGGCGATCCGCGATCTGAAGGCGCGGGGGCTGAAGGTGACGCTTTATCCGTTCCTGCTGATGGATATCGCCGAGGGCAATGGCTTGGCCGACCCCTATGGCGGGGCGGAACAGGCGGCCTATCCCTGGCGTGGGCGCATAACTGCCTATCCGGCAAGCGCCAACACGACGGCGGCGGCACGGGCGCAAGTGTCGACATTCGTGACCCGCACAGACGGCTATCGCCGCTTCATTCGCCACTATGCTGCTCTGGCCGAGGAGGCGGGCGGGGTGGACGGTTTCCTGCTCGGCTCGGAGCTGAGAGGGCTGACGACGCTGCGGGATGGGGCCAATGCCTTCCCCTTCGTTGAGGCGCTGCTGTCGTTGGCGGGCGAGGTGCGCGGCATTCTGGGGGCCTCGACGGCAATCTCCTACGGGGCGGACTGGAGCGAGTATTTCGGCCACCAACCGGCGGATGGTTCGGGCGACGTCTTCTTCCATCTCGACCCGCTCTGGGCGAGCCCGCATGTGTCGGGCGTCGGGATCGACAATTATATGCCGCTTGCCGACTGGCGCGACGAAGATCTGGAGGAGGTGAGCCCGGATGGGTTTACCGGTGCTGATGATGGGGCGGGCTTTGCCCGTATGCTGACGGCGGGCGAGGGGTATGACTGGTTCTATGCCAGCGAGGCGGACCGGCAGGCGCGTGTCCGCACGCCGATTACCGATGGGACCCATGGCAAGCCCTGGGTGTTCAGGTTCAAGGATCTCGAAAGCTGGTGGGGCAACCGGCATTACAACCGGATCGGCGGGGTCGAGCAGGCTGTGCCGACGGCCTGGACGCCGGGAATGAAACCCTTCTGGTTTACCGAGCTCGGCTGCGGGGCGGTCGATCGCGGGGCAAACCAGCCGAATGTCTTTGTCGATGCCAAATCGGTGGAAAGCGGGCGACCGCATTTTTCCAGCGGTGCGCGATCCGACAGCCAGCAGCGGCGGTTTCTGGAGGCGCATCTTGGCCATTGGGCAGATGGTGACCGGCCGGCGGGCATGGTCGATGCGTCAAAAATCTTCGTCTGGAGCTGGGATGCGCGGCCTTATCCGGCCTTTCCGCAGGAGACCGGGCTCTGGGCCGACGGGCGGAACTGGCGCACCGGCCATTGGCTGAACGGGCGGCTGGGCACGGCGACGTTGGCCGACACGCTTGCCGCGATCCTCACCGATCACGGCTTTGCCGATTTCGACGTGTCGCAGGTGGCGGGTGATCTCGGTGGTTACGTGAAGGGGGATCTGACCTCCGCGCGCGACCTGATCGAGCCGCTGGTGGAGCTGTTCCAGATCGACGTGGTGGAGGATGGCGAGACCTTGCGCTTTCGCACGCCGGCCAATGCCAGCCTGCCGGCGCGCGACATCACAGTGCTTGCAGATATTGAGGGACAACCGCTGTGGAGCGAGACGCGTGGCCACGACAGCGATTTCGCCTCGGAGGCGCTGGTGACCTTTTACGACCCGGCGGCGGATTATGCCGAGGCGAGCGTGCGTTCGCGGAAGGTCGAGGCGGCGACCGAGCGGCAACTGGCCCGCGACCTGCCGGCGGTGATGCCCGAGGAGACCGCGCTGGCGGCTGCGGAAGGCTTGCTGCGGGACAACCGGCTGGCGCGGCGCACGCTGCAGCTGGCGCTGGGGCCGGGCGAGATTGGCGTGCAGCCGGGGGATGTGCTGCGTCTGCCGGACGGGCCGGCGGGACGTTTCCGGGTGAGCGAGATCGACGACGGTTTCGAGCGGCGGCTGACCCTGCGCGCCTTTGCCGGAAAAGTCTCTGCCGGGAAGTCACCGTTGGAGCCGGGCAGGGCGTTGGACAATCCGGGCGCGGCCGGCTTCGACCCGACGGTGGTCTTCCTGGACTTGCCGCGCATTGATGCAACGGCAATGACCGGCGATGCTTGCGTTGCCGCCTATGCTAAACCCTGGGTGAGGCTCGCAGTCTCCAGTTCGCCGGAGGTGGAGGGCTATCGGCTGCGCCTGACGCTGGACCGGCCGGCGACGGTCGGGACATTGGTGGAGCCGCTGGCACCGGGTGTTTCCGGGCGATTTGATCTGGCCAATAGGGCTGTGGTCGATGTCCTGTCGGGGGCGCTGTCTTCGGCGAGCCGGACATCGGTGCTGGCGGGCACGAACCGGCTGGCCGTGCGGGCGATATCGGGCGCATGGGAGATCATTGGCTTTCTGCAGGCCGAGGAGATTGCCGCGGGCCGCTTTCGGCTCACTGGGCTGTTGCGCGGGCTTTCAGGCACCGAGGATGCGATGGCGGCCGGTGCAGAGGCGGGCGCGGATATCGTGCTGCTCGATGCGGCGGTAAAACCGCTCGATCTTTCAACGGCGGAGCGCGGAGCCACACAGAACTGGATTCTGGAGCCGATGGGGCTCGTCACCGATCTCTCCGGCCCGCATCTCTTTGCCGGCGGCTTGCGGGCGGAAACGCCGCTCTCGCCGGTGCATCTGAAGGCGGTGAGGTCTGGAGCGGGCGATGTTGTGCTCTCGTGGGTCCGGCGCGGGCGGACCGATGCCGATGCCTGGAGCGATGGTGAGATTCCGCTCGACGAGGAGGCCGAGCGCTACCGGGTCGAGATCCTCGACGGGGAGGTTCTGCGCCGGACGATCGAGGTGATGGAAGCACGCCTCACCTATGCGGCGGCCAATGAGATTGCCGATTTTGGCGGGGCTCAGACGAACATTGCCGTTCGCGTGCGCCAGCTCGGGCGACTGGCCGGGGGCATTCCGGCCGAGGCGATACTTGCAGTTCGATGATCCCCAAACCTTGAAGGAGAACACCATGCTGGAGACGAAACCCTGGTACCAGTCGAAAACCGTCTGGGGCGCGCTGATTGCGATCGGTTCGCCGCTTCTGCGCCATGCCGGTTTTGACTTGGGAAGCGCCGAGGAGGCGGAGCTGGCCGATGCGCTGACCACGCTTGCGGGAACGCTGGGCGGGTTGCTGGCGCTCTATGGGCGGCTGTCGGCGACGAAGGGGGTTGGTGGGTGA